TATGGTTCCATCTGAAAGAGAAACGACCGTCGCCGTGCCCGTTTCATTCGTGATAGCCAAGCTCAACAAATCCGTGGTGACACCGGCGCCGCCACTGGCTATGAGCGTGTGAGAACTAGCGTCCGTCGTCTGAACCGAAGCGGATACGTCTGAAATATAAGTTTCTCTTGAACTCATGGCTCACCTTTTCAATCGTTCGGAACCGCAGGCAATTCCTTTTGCAGCCAGGGAACCATCGAAATAAATTTGTCGAAGACAGAATCGGAGAACCAGCCGAGAATCCCGGCCATGGCGACTTGAGTCGAAATCGTCGGCATTAGATGCTCGATATTCACGAGCGCGGGATTATTCCAGACGATCACAAAGGAGAGTGTCGTTAGAAAAAGTCTGCAAACTAGCGGTATCCATCGAAGCGAGAAATAGCCAGCCAAAGAGCCGACCGCGTTCAGCTTGCTCTTGATGACTAGATTCGCGGCGAGCAGAATGTGCAAAGCCTGGCCGATGAAGTAGAAGCCCCACACAGACAGATCGCTCATGGCGCGATGTACCCCGTTAAAGTGGCTCCAAATGCCGTCGCCGCGGAAGGTCGCACGCAAATCGCGTTAGCGGCCGTCGGTACAAGCGGCGAGACTAAATCCACCTCGATCACTTGAGGCGAAGTTGTCGTCGCGTTTGTTCCCATCTGAAATTTATGGGTCAGGGCTGTCGTGCCGGTTCCGCAATTGGTGCTCGTCCCGAAAACTACATCGAGCGTTTGAACCGTCGCCGCCTCGTTTGAAAAAGAAATGTCGGTGACGTAGGCACGCAGCCCGGCTGCCGGTGCTGCCTGGCATTGCGTGGTGACAGTGACAGCCTGAACGAAGCAACTGAACTTCGTGACCGGCGCAGAGACGTTCGATTGACCGTAGCCAATCGCAGCGCATGCAGCGGCGAGAAGTAGAACGCTAAGCAGCCGACGTGTCATTGATACCCGATCGCCCCGCCCGTCACCCCGGCGCCCGATGCCGTCCACTTCACGCCGCTAGTAAATGCCATGCCGTAAAGCGGCTGAATCAGTTGAGAATTCGCAGGAATTGAGAACGTCAGAACGTCATTGATCGGCGTGCCCGCGTTGTCCGTGACCGTCACTGTCAGCGATGCGCCAGTCGTGTTGTTCATCACTACGGCGATTACACAGGTCGTCGCGGAAAACACGACCGTCGCAGAAGTGGGAACCGCCGCGAGTGCCTGAGACGCTACGGTATTGCCGCACGCAGTCTTTGGAACGGTGTTGACTGTACCGCTTACCGGCTGCGTCGCTTGCCAAAATGTTCCGCTTACCGGCTGAGTAACTGCGGAGCCGTCAACTTTCAACGCCCCACCGGCCGAAATTGTTGCTAGATTCGTGCCCGCCGAATCTACTAGCTTTGTTTTTTGCGATCCGCTGGTGAGCGTTGCATCAAGCGCCAGTCCGTTGGTTGTGCCGATATTCGCCGTGACCGTGCTGCCGGGCCCACCGGACTGCTGAAGCTGCGCGCTTCCAACCAGGCTGACGCCTAGAATCAAAACCAGGCCAACCATGATCGACCGCCAAAATCTTTTCACTCTCATAGGGCTTGGGACTCCTTAGATAAATTCGACGATTACTTCAAACGTGCATGGCCCTGGGTCATCTACTTTCAAATATGTGACGATGTCGCCTTCACCGAAGCGCGACATGCTTACTCCCTGGTGCGGAACGACGAGTCCGTATCCCATTCCCGGCGCCATTCGATACCAGGCCGACTCGGTCGTTGGACATGAACTTCGAAGTAACGCTTTCCCATTCTCAGTTCCGAGGATTGCGAAATAGGAGCAGGCGGAAGGCGCAATAATTGGCGCGTAATCATCGGTTGAAACCGTGAACCGCCGAATCTTCGCCTGACATTCGGCCATTTAGTTGACATGCCTTGGCTGCAACTTTTTATCGAAATAGGCGTCCGCCGGGTCTTTCGGCTTTTCCTTTTCGACGTGGAGCTTCGATCGCGAACTCGGAGTCATTCCAAACTCCACGAGGTAGGACTTCATCGTCTTGAGTTGTTCGTTAGCGATCGCCACTGCCGGATTCTTCTTTGTGATGAACGCGATCACTACATTCTCTTCCGGTGTACCCTTGCGGCCCATCACCGGATGCTTGAGCATGACGCCGAAGTTCTTCACCTCTTCGTTCGCCTGCATCCAAATGTCGTAGGCGTAGCAATAACCGGCGAGCGCGGCCCGGTCCACCGGCGTTAGGACGCCCATCTTGCGCAGGTGCGGGACCATTGCATCCCATTCCTGCTTCGCCGCGGCGGACAGTCCCGCTGGCATCTCTGGATCGCCTGCCTGAACTTCCGGCTCACTCTCGTTTACAGGCCGCTTACCGGGACGGCCGCGGAGATCCTTGACCGCACTCGGAAGTGGACGGCGACCCCTGGCCATTACTTGCGCGCGGCTGACTTCTTGACGGGTTTGGCGGCGGGCTCTTCCTCTTCGGCGGCCGCTTCCTTTGCATCCTCTGCCACGACCGGCGCTTCGGTCTCTTCGATTTCTAGCGCATAGGTTGCATAGCCGTGTCTTTCAAGATCCTCCGCGAGTTCCTTGTTCAATTCGAGGACTTGGCCTTTTGTGCCGTTCAGTTCTGGACGGCTGACGTTTTCAAGTAAGCGTACTTTCATAGGTGCCTCTTTCTTAGGAATTGGGCCACTTCGAATCTTGCGATTTGGGATCAGACGCCACGAGATCCGCGAGCGTAGTGCTCGGCGAAACCTGCAAACAGTTCGCGACGTTAATTCCCCAATTAGTATCGCCAGACCATTTCATAGCGACTTCCATCACTGTCAAGTTGAGGGTGTAAGTGTGTGAAGCACCAGAGAGCATCCGGCGAACTTTTCTTTCGAGCGCGGCCCATCCGTCGCCAGGCGTCTCGTAAATCGTGATCTTTGCGCCATTTGGCCCGTGCGTTTGCACGCAGCCGCAACCGACGTCACCGTCATCGGTGATGTTGCCGGGGTTGTTGGCGTGCTCCGTCGGGCCTGGCTTGCCGTATCCTTCGGCCACCGCGATCGCTTTCGCGAATCTGTCGATCAAACTTGCGGACGGAGTGATTGTCATCTACTTGATTACTGATTCCATTGGACTTAGTGGCAATTCGGCAAATTTTTCAATTTCGCGGCGGTGTGTCGGGAGGTAAGAGGGGGGTTTCCAGGCTTTAGATTTGTAGAGATTCAACCCCGCCCCCCGGCTTTTTGCGTCGAGAGAAATAGGAGTCTTCTGTCGCCGTCTTCCATGCGTGGCAACGCTTGCAAGCGCCTTGTCCATTCGAAAGCGCAAATCTTCCGCCGCCCGCACGAATTGGAACGACGTGATCGGCTTCAGTTGATTGGGCAAAGCCGCCGCACAATCTCGCAATCTTGCAAAGCGGATCACGTTTAAGGACGAGCGCGCGCCATTTCTGGTGCTGGCGATTGTAGCCACGAGAGTGCGCAGAGCCACGTTCTTTGTCACGTTTTAGGCGATTCTCGTGGGCGAGCGTTGAATGTTGGGCGCAGTACATTCCCCGAGCCGATTTCGTGCAGCCTGGAGCTTGGCAAGCGCTTTTTGCAGAGCGAGGCACTGCATTTCAGAGTCTGGCTTTGAGCCGGGCCAATTCTTCGAGCGCATCATTTTTGGCCGTGGTGAGCCCCGTAATCATTTCGGTCCAATATTTTGTAGCGTGGGAGTGGCCCAAAACGAAGCCAACGACGCCGATAAGTGCGCCAATCAATAAGCCGATGCAGAATGGAAGCATGGAATCCTTTCTGAACTTGACCGCTGTTCTTCGCTGCGCATTTTGATGTGAGCCAGCATTGCGTTTGCTATTCCCCGACGTGAATCATCGCCCAACATTTCGACCAATTCTCCGCCGATCGAACACGACAATCCGCGCGCGGCGAAGTACCGCGTGATTTTGAGCACAGCTTTATTTTTGAAGGTGGCGTCGCTTAGAGATCCGCGAAGCCATTCGATGCCGCCGTGAATTTGAAGCTCGTAAACCTGAGCCTTGGTCAAATGGGAATGGGAATGGTCGTCACAAGTGTGGAGGGAATAATCCGCCAGAGACATGCGAGGCGGAACTAGACAGAAGCGGTTTTTGGACACGAGTATTTAGTTTGAAAGTCCCCAGCAGGAGAGGAATTGGCGGCTGAGAAGCGCCCTTGAAACAGTCTTGATGATTTGTACTGTAATCGGGGTATTTAGGCAAGAGGTAAGTCCGTCGGCTTGACCAACTTAGGACACTGTTCCGAAGTACAGGTGAGCCCGCCAAAATCTGAGCAACCGCGTTTTAGGGTCCTCTATTGACTGAGAGTGTACTATTGGTCAGCGGGGCCGGAATTTTTCCTCGGCGTGAGATCGGGGGAAGACAGAACGGCGCAACCGGTCCCGCAGGTCATTTGCCCTTCCCTCCCCTTAGCTCCGTGGCCCTGGCTAGTCATAAGGGCGCACCAGCTACTAACAGGGCTTACTACCCTTGCGGGTCAGTTCCTCTGGTTTTCGCTAGACACGCCCATGTCACTAGCCCCGTCCCTCTTTCTCCACTTCTCCCTGCGGTGGCTCGGCGCTGGCGAGAGAACGCCGAATGTGATTCTTCCATGACTGGTCATCCCACGGCAATTTGCCACGCCCATCCCACCCACAATCACAGGTAATCCATGCGTGAGGCACATTACCAGACTCATCTAGGTGAATAGCCGGGACGTGCTGCGCCGCCTTCTCAGCCATTGCCTGCTGGCCGCGCTGGAAGGCTGAACTTGAGACTTCGTTCGCATATTGCGCCATGCGCTCCTGCCATTCGCTGTGCAGGGGATGACCACTAACTTTCAGCCAGTCGCGCACGCAGTTGATGTCGATTGGTGATTTACCACATATCGGGCAGCCTACC